AGTATAAAGAAACGGAGAAGCAGATGATTAAACTAAAAAAATTATTAACAGAAAAAGATGAAATTGAAATAGAACAAAATACTCTGAAAACTGATAATAATGGGGGTGAAGTTTATGAATTTATAGGCGATTGGTTGTGGAATGAGGATTGTATAATACACGCTGGTGAAATGTAGAATGATTAAACTCAAAGACTTATTAAACGAAACAATTGCTTGTGGTGAATGTCTTTCTTATACTTATACACAGGCCGTAAGAAATCATAAAAAGAAGAATTTTAAAGCAGTTTATGGGACTGTTCAGAATAAATGGATAAGTAATAATAAAAGATATAATCACGCTTGGGTTGAAGATGGTAACTTAGTTAAAGATTGGCAAACAATGAAAGCTGGTTCAAGTAAATATGCTGGTAAAGGTTGGCCAATAAAAGAATTTTATAAGTTTTGGAATGTAAAGAACGAAAAGAAATATACACCACAAGAAGTTGCTGATAATTTTAGAAAATATAAAACCATAGAAGGTTGGAAGTGGAAATGATTAAACTAAAAAACATATTAATAAAAGAAGAAGTTGATAGAAAACAATTAAAAGATGCTCTAGCCGATTCCATTGATGCAGCTGATAAATTAAGTAAATCATTAAGTGAGTTTGTCAATATATTTGCAAGAGCTTATCAAGGTAATATGGGTGATTTGATGAAAGACCCATTGTTTAAGTTTATAATGAAAAATGTAAATGCTAAAGGTAAGATAAATAAACTTTATGCTTGGAAAAAACATTTTGCTAAGTTGGGAAAGAAATTATGATTAAACTAAAAGATTTAATAACAGAAGAAATAAGTGCTACAGAAGTCAACAAACTTGAAAAAATGCCTACACCAAAAACAATGGAAATTGAATATGTTGATATGAAAGGTAAAAAACAAAAGCACAAGTATAAAGTAACAAAAGATAAAAGGTTTGGGTCATCTAGGTTTCTAACATTAAAAAATTTAAAACCAGAACCAAAAGTATTTAACAATTATCAATTAGTAATTGATGAGAGAAAACTTAAAATTCAATTGAGAGCTGTTATGGGATATGCAACAAGTAAAATAGCAAAATCAATTTTAAAGGTAAACGCTAGATGAATAATAAAATAAGAGGTTAATATGGCAATGCGAGAAAAAAAACAAACGGGGTTATCAGTAAAGGTTTTCAATAATAATATTGAAGGGGCTTTAAAGAAATTCAAAAGAATGGTTAAAGATAGTGGAATGTTGGTTGAATTAAGAGATAGGTCTTATTATGAAAAACCATCAACTGTTAGAAGAAAAAAGAAAAATTTACTAAAATCACGGCATAAATATAGACAACTGAAAGAAAATGAAAGAAATTTCTAAACTTTTTTATATATTTCTATATTTATAGATACAAAACTACAAATACACCACTAACGAAACGGATTATGTGGTGTCTAAACATACCGATTAAACTTGATTAAGTTTCCTAATAAACTTATTACAAACATATTAATGTGAGGAGAAATATCATGGGTGATATTTTAAAAGAAGCTATCGCAGATGCTAAAGCAGTTCGAGAAACAGCACTGGCAAATGCAAAGATGGCACTAGAAGAAGCATTCACACCTCAACTGAAATCAATGTTATCTGCTAAACTTCGTGAAGATGATGATGAATTTGAAGGCGAAGAAGAAGTTCCAGCTGAAGATGAAATCGGTGACGAAGAAGCATTTGAAGAAGATGAAGAGTTCGGTGGTGAAGAAGAAGTTCCTGAAGAAGAACCTGAAGTTGAAGAAGAAGGTATCATTGAAATCGATGGTGTTAAATATGCACCAATCGTTTCTGAAGATGAAGAAGAGTTTGGTGATGATGAGGAAGAAGTTGAGGAAGATCTTGACTTAGAATCTGTAATCAAAGAACTTGAATCTGAACTTTCTGAAGAAGATGAAACTGGTGAAACTGCAGTAGATGAAGCTGATGAAACTGAAGGTGAAGAAGTTAATGAAGATGAAGAAATTGAAATAGATGAATCATTGTTTCTTGAAGAAGATGATGAAGATGAAGATGAAGAAGAAGTTGAAGAATCTGTTGAAAATACAGATAATTATGATGAAATCAAATCTGAATTGAATCAATATAAAGAAGCAGTTGAATTTATGAAAAATAAACTTCATGAAGTTAACATTCTGAATGCTAAACTTTTATTTACAAACAAGTTATTTAGAGAATATTCTTTAGATAACGGTCAGAAATTAAAGGTGGTTGAAACATTTGATAGAGCACAAACTACAAGAGAGATTAAACTTGTTTATTCTACACTTGCAGAACAGTTCGGTGATAATACTACAATCACAAGAAAAAATAATATTAAAGAATCAGCAAGCTCTGTTATCGGCTCAACAAAATCTTCAAAACAATCTCGTAAGGTAATTACGGAAGAAGAAGAAACCGCTAATAGATTTAGAAAACTTGCTGGTATCATAAACGGATAATTAGGAGAAAATAATCATGAGTGATTATGTAAAAAAAGCGTTATTAGACGCAAGTCCTATGAGAAAACAAAAAGAAGAATCCAAAGCTCTCGTTTCAAAATGGGATAAAACAGGACTTCTTGATGGTTTAAATGAGGACTTTCAACAAGGTGCTATGGCACAATTATTAGAAAACCAAGCTCGTCAGTTAATTTCTGAAGCTGCTGGTGTTTCTTCAACAGGTACATCATCCAATTCAGAAGAATGGTCTGGTGTTGCTTTACCATTAGTTCGTAGAATTTTTGGTGAAATTGCAGCTCAAGACTTTGTATCAGTTCAACCAATGAATTTACCATCTGGTCTAGTATTTTACTTAGACTTTAAATATGGTACTGCGAATGGTGGTGCTAATTCAGGCGGTTCATTAGGTGGTACAACCGGTGCTCTTACACCATCATCTGATCGTGATACACACGGTGAAGGTGGTTTATATGGTGCTGGTAAATACGACTATTCAATTAAACATAGTGTATCTGCATCTGCTAATACAGTAGCTGCATCTGCTTCACTTGCGGAAGTGAATTTCGATGCTGATTTATCAGCTTCAGTATCTGCTGGTTCTTTGAAAAAAGTAACTTGGGATTCAAGTGGATTAGGTGCTGATTTAAAAGCGGCTCGTTCATTTGAATTGGTGGATACTGCGATTGCTAAAAACTATCCACATCTTACATCGGTGAGTGGTGATACTGTAACATTCTTTTATTCAGGTTCACATATGGCTGTTGCTGCTGCTGAAGTTAGTTATTCATTAGCTCCAACAGATGTAACTCGTGGTGATTTTGAATCAACGAGTGGTAATGGAATGGCTATACCTGAAGTTGACTTACAATTAAACAGTTCAGCAATCGTTGCTAAAACTCGTAAATTGAAAGCAGTGTGGACACCTGAATTAGCACAGGATCTTAACGCTTATCATAGTGTAGATGCTGAAGCAGAATTGACATCAATGTTATCAGAATATGTATCAATGGAAATTGATCTTGAAATTCTTGATATGTTGATTTCAGATGCTACAACAACTGATTATTGGTCAGCTAAACAAGGTGAAGATTATGATGCTAACACATCAACATTCACATCTAACAGTTTCACAGGAACACGATTTGAATGGTGGCAAACACTGGGTGCTAAGATTCAAAAAGTATCCAATGAAATTCATCGTTTGACACTTCGTGGTGGCGCTAACTTTGTTGTTTGTTCGCCTAAAGTAGCTACTCTATTGGAATCACTTCCAGGGTATAATACTCAGTCAGGCAACGCTGATACGAAGTTCGCTATGGGTGTAAGTAAAATCGGTGGTATTGATGGTCGATTCTCAATTTATAAGAATCCTTATATGACTGAAAATACTATCTTAGTTGGTTTTAGAGGTTCAAACTTCTTGGAAACAGGTGCTGTATATGCTCCATATGTTCCATTGATTATGACTCCTCTTGTTTATGACCCAACTGATTTCACTCCAAGAAAAGGTGTGATGACACGATATGCTAAGAAAATGATCCGGCCAGAATTTTATGGTAAGATTCATATCGCAGACTTAAATGTACTGTAATATTTAGTATAACAAGTTAAAATAAACAATACATAAAACCCTGTCTTAATTGATAGGGTTTTTTGTTTTATGTTATATTTATAGATGTAAAGAAATATCTATTTGGAGATTTTAATGTCAAAGTTTAATTACATATACGCAGACCCAACAACATCAGCATTAACAACTGGTTCTACACCATTCGGAATATACGATAGTGATACAACATTTGCATCTGAAAGTATTAATGTATGTAAATGGGTTGCTCGTAGATTGGGTCATCCAGTTATGCAACTTGAATTTGATTCAGGTTCAATTTATGCTATGTTTGAGGAATCTGTATCAGAATATTCACAACATATAAATAATTACAATATAAAGAATTGGATGTGGAACTCTTATGGTAATGAAGATAAACAAAGTGGTTCAACATTTAATTCAACAGGTTCATTTGAACCACAACATCCGAATTTAGGATTATCATTTGCTTTATCAGAACAATATGGAACATCAGCGCATGTTGGTGGTAGTGTTACAATGCATACTGGTTCTATAACATTGAGTGGTTCAAAACAAGTTTATGATTTACAGTCCGATGCTACAATTACAGGTTCACATTCAAGTAAAAGATTGGAAATTCAAAGGATATTCAATTACGGACCATCGGCTGTGTCAAAGTTTTATGATCCATATGCTGGAACATATGAACAGCAACAAATGTTAGACGCGTTTGGTATGGGAAATGTATCACCCGCAGTATCATTCGTATTAAGACCAATATCACACGATATATCAAGAGCAAATGCTGTCGAAACAAGTGATAAAATTAGAAAATCAGCTTATTCATTTGAATTAATAAATAATCAATTACGAATATTCCCAGTACCAAAAGATACTGACGCTGGTGATAAAATATACTTTCAATATTATCTTAAAGATGATAAGGGTTCAACTACACGAAGTCACACATCAAGTAAGGTATCAGATCCAAGTAATGTTCCTTATAAATTTTTAACATATTCAGAAATAAATTCATCAGGTCGTCAATGGATACGAAAGATGACATTAGCCTTATCAAAAGAATTATTAGGTATCATCAGGAGTAAATACGCTTCAATGCCACTTCCAAATGGTGAAGTATCAATGGATGGTGAATCACTGAAAGCTGAAGGTAGAGAAGAAAAGACATTGTTACTTGATGAATTAAAAGAATTTTTAGAAACAGTATCATTAACAGAAAAAGCCAAAGCCGAAGCGGAAGAAGCTGATGCTAATAGACAAGTATTAGCACATTCTCCACTTGGTATTTATATAGGATAATTTTATGGCAACTAATAAACCGCTATTTTTACCCCAAAAGGAAGTCGATTTTATAGATGCAGTTAATGAAGAATTAATCGATGGAATAATTGGGCAAACTGTGGATATATACAAAGTATCAGTTGAAAATACTGAAGAAAATATGTATGGTGAATCATCAACCAAATATTACAATCAAGGTTTTAGGGTTAATTGTTTAATTCAGTATAATGATCCAGAATTTACATTTGAAGATGGTGTTGGCGCTGATGCTAATTTTACAATAGAAATGTATTTCCATAGAACAACATTATCAGAAGCTGATTTCTATCCTGAAATTGGTGATATTGTTGATTGGAATGATATTTATTTTGAAATTAATACTGTAACAGAACCTCAATTGTTACATGGTCATCAAGGATTTAAACATCAAATAAAAGCTAATGCTCATAGAGTAAGATTGTCGGGATTACAAATAGAAGAAAGAAGTAAGTAAGATATGGCAGTTCAGAAAATAGTAGGAAAAACAATAACCAGATTTGATACACGAAATCCGAATTATGTGGCTCAGTCAGAACCACAGAAAGAAGTGAATGGAAATGTCAAATTTGATGATAGTGATGACAATTTATATGGTGAAAAGGTTTATCAAGCGCCAACTGAAGAAAATGGAAATCTAAAATTAGAAGAAATGATGAATCGTATGATGGGTAAAATTGATAGATTTGGAAATGCAGTTGGTGAAACCAAATCACATACAGGAACAGAAGCTATCGAAGTAGATATTCAAAGGGAAATAGCTATCAACCAGGTTGATATGAATGCTGTTAAATCTGAAGTAACAATAGGTAAAGTATTAACTAAAAAAGATAAGTTAAAAGCATTACGAATTAGAGAACGAAGACGAAGAGGGGATAAAGTATAATGGCTGTTAAACCAATTACAAATAAATACCCAAAATCACAAGGTGATAGAGCGAAAGGTCCATATAATCGCTCAGCTGAAATATCAGTTAATGGGTTCAAGAATAGAGATAAAGGAAATAGTCGTGAATCAGTAATGATTAAAGACTTTACAAAGAATTATGCCATCACATTAAAGGATATTGATACAACTTTAATGGGTCATTTGAAAAATATAATGACAATAAAAGTCCAAGATGGAACAGATACAATAAAAGTTCCTGTAATGTATGGTAATGAAGAGCGGTGGAAAAATGTTAGAAAGAATGGTGCTTTAAGAGATAAAAATAATTCAATTATGTTACCACTAATTGTATTCAAACGAACAAATGTAGAAATGAATGATGCTATGCAGCAATCAATGGATTTCGATGTTGATGGTTCAAAGATATTGGTTACAAGATCACAAGGTTGGTCTAAGACAAATAGATATGATAGATTTGCTGTTCAAACAGGTAAGAGACCTGTAATAGAAAGTATGATTACTGGTATGCCAGACTTTGTAAATTGTATGTATGAATTTGTTGTTATGACTAATTATACAGAACAAATGAATTTAATATTAGAAACATTCTTATATCACGAAAGTACATATTTTGGTGATTCTACAAACTATAAATTTTTAGGAACAAGTGAAGGTGGATTTTCAGATTCATCGGAAATGACACTTGATACTGAAAAGATAATAAAAACAACATTTACTTGGAAATTAAGTGGTTATATATTACCAGAAACAAGTAAACAATTAATAAATGGTCATATATTTGAAGCATCCAGAGCTTTATCACCATCCAAAGTTGTATTTGGATTAGAAGGCGATGCTACAGATGATCAAGTAAAATAACAAGTAGGAGGTTACAATGACAGAAGAATCAAAGTTGGCTCAAAAATACGAAGACGCCACGAAATTCACAAAAGATGAAATGAGTGAATTAAAAGAAATTCAAACATCATATATGGAAGTTCAAAACAATTTAGGACAATTATCAGTTGCTAAGTTACGATTGGAAATGCAAATTGAATCATTATCAAATGCTGAAATGGAATTGAAATCAAAATTCAATGAAATTCAAGAAAAAGAACAGAAATTTGTCGATGGGGTAACTAAAAAATATGGTGATGGAACTTTAGATCCAGAATCGGGTACATTTACTTCAAATAAATAGTAAATATTTATATAAATATCATCGTTTGAAGTTTTAATTGTATATTTATATATGATAATCTACACCCAAAAAGTGTACATTTAATGCATTAAATATTTAAATTAGGAGAAAGAAAATGGCAGAAAAAATAGTAAGTCCTGGTGTATTTACAAGTGAAATAGACCAATCATTCTTACCAGCCGCTATCGGTGATATTGGCGCCGCAATAGTTGGACCAACTGTCAAGGGTCCAGCATTAGTTCCAACAGTAGTATCATCATATTCAGAATTTCAACAGAAATTTGGTGATAGTTTTACAAGTGGTAGCCAAGATTACACATACTTAACATCATTAACGGCTCAGAATTATTTAAAACATTCAGGTAAACTAACTGTTGTTAGAATACTTGATGGAACATATAGTCAAGCATCAGCATCGATTGAAGGTGGAGGAACTTCGGTCGCAGCAACAATTGGTAGTGGTTCATTTACAATAACAGCTGGTAATATATTAAATCAAGAATTTACTATTGGTGGTGTTGATTTTATGTTTGTAACTGATAATACAAATTTTGATAATAGTTCAACAGAAATATATATAACATCTGCTTCATCAGCAACCACACAAGCAAATAATTTTGTTTTAGCCGTTAATAATAATGTATCTACACATGGTTTAACAATATCAGCATCAAATACTGATGGTTTAGTAAATTTCTACACGGGTTCATACTCAATGGCTTCATCATCTGCACTTTTTACTGGTGGTTCAGGTTCAATGAGTGGTGAAACTGCTGGTACAGGTGGAACTGCATTTGAAATTCATACATTAGCAGATGGTGCTATAATGAATAGTAATGGTGGAACAGTAGATTCGACTAAAATGTTACCTTCCGGTTCAAAAGATAATTTACGATATGAAATATCAAGTAGGAATTTGAAAAAAGGCACATTTACTTTAGTAATCAGACGAGGTGATGATATTGAAAAGAGAAAACAATCTATTGAAACTTGGAATAATCTTTCTCTTGATCCAAATGCTAACAATTATATTGAAAAGATAATTGGTAGTCAGTATTTGCAAATTAAAACGGATGATGGAACATATTTACAACCGACTGGTGAAAATTTAGTAAAATCTAAATATATTAGAGTTGCTAATGTATTCCAAACTCCTAATTATCTTGATGAAAATGGTGCTGTTAATGTTGCTAAATATCCAAGTTATTCTACATCTGGAAGTCTAATACCTACTGTTGGTAGTGGGTCTTCGCATGGTGTATTTCAAGGTGGAACTGATGGTAATATTCAACATCCACAAAATTTCTTTGGTAGTATTGATGGGAGTGGTAATGGTTCATCAAATTCACAGGGATTTAATGTCAGTAATTTAACTAATGATAATGGTGGAACATCATATTCAGAAGCGTTAGACTTACTTGCTAATCAAGATGAATATGATATTAATATGATTCTATTACCAGGTGTTACTAATGATAATGGAAGTGCTGTTATTGAAAAAGCAAT